ATAAACTTGCGATCGTCACGAACATTACCTGTGTCTGAGTCATAGATCAAACGATTTTTATGTTTAACCATAACGTCACGAACGTATTGTTCGGCTTTCATCTTAGGCAAGTTACCTGTGTCAATATACCAAATACGACGTTCGGGCGCTCGCGCGAGACGATAGATAACTAATGCGTCTTCAAGTGTACGTAACTGATTCAAAGCTTTAATAGCCTTATGAAGATACGAAAGAACCATTGTTCCGTTTGTATCAGTCAAACCAGATGTAACATGAACGATGGTATCTTTAGCAATTTTCAAACCAGTGGTTGTTGGACCAACTGTTTTGTTGCCGTAGTTGAAACCTTTATCATTGTAGATATAATATTCGTTTTGCGTTTTAGCAATAACAGCTTCGTTTGACTGACCACCACGAACACGTTTTTTTGCGATCTCGCGCACCTTACGGATTTTGCGTGGGTCAATATAACGAACTTCTTTGATACCAGCTTTTGGATCTTTCTCGTCAATCAACACATGATAATATAAACGACCATCAACATACCAACGGCGATAGATCTCGTAGGCATGGCGGTTAAAATCGAGAATGTTAAGAATGTTTCTAAATTCGTCGCGAATTGCTTTTTTGATATTGTCTTGAATTTCTAACTGATCAAGATCAATTTTAACAATTTCTTTTTCGTCAATAGCCATTGTTTCGTTAACAATTTCGTCAACGGCTGCATCGCATTCAGGCTGTAATGACATTTCGCGGTATTTTGTAACGAGTTCCGCTTCTGTTCTAACTGTACCATCAAGATCAACGTATGTACCAAACGAGCCGCCAGCCGCAATCGTAAGCGCACCATCATCTGTTTCTTTTGGGGAAAAGGAAGGAGCTGGATCTACTGAGACTTTACGTTTGAACTCGAAACCGAATAATTCTGCCATTTTTGTTCCTTCAAATAAAAGAGGAGCTAAGGATAACTCAGCCCCTCTCTAAAATTCAATAATCTAATTCAAGAGGCTACCATTATATAGTATTAGATGCCAACAGGCGAAACAGCATCGCCATAGTAAGCATTGTTGAGCTCGCTGCCAGAAGATGGCAACCAGTAGTCGTACGAGAATGTTACGCCAAATGTTTCAATTTGGTTCGTTGTTTCCCAGTTCAAGTCGATAGCATCAACTGTTGATGGGAAAGCACCAATAATGTCATAAGCGCGGATAACGTTGCCGTCCTTAGAATATTGGATAACATTCATTGTAGCTTTGTAATCATTTTCTGTTACATATGATTGACGTTGGTTAGCTTCCAAACGATTCAAAGCATTTGACCACTTTTCGAACATTGAACGGACAAGGAAATCCTCATCGTTCATTACTGTTACTGTCCAGTCAGCGAAAGTGCGATCGCCAGCTAATTTGATCATACGACCAAAGTAACCAACTTCAACTGTGCCAACTGTAGCAGCTGGAAGTTGCGCTGCACGGCAAGTGAAGCGAAACTTAGTGTCAGAACCTGTATCAGCAGCAACGAATGTTGGGATACTTAGATAAACTTCAAACTGTGACGGACGAGCGCCACCAAGGATTAAACCTTGGTGTTTGAAGTTACTTATGTTAAAACCTGAAGCCATTTTCTTATTCTCCTTATAGCTCTATCTATTTATTAGAATTTACCAACAACTTCAGAGAATGAAACACCAGTAGCAACAGCCACAAAGTTCAACTGGATAAAGTTGATTGAGCGAGCTGGCTTGATGTAGATGTCGCCAACGAATTGGTTAGCATCAACAACTGCAGGTGTATTGTTTGTAGCATCGCAGACAACAAGGAAGTCTGTAATACCACGGCGACCCTGAATCTGACGGAGATAAGGTACAACCAAGTTCTTAAACTGAGCTTGAGTGAACGCATCGTTGAATTCGAACAACGAGTACTTAGCAGCAGTTGAAATTGCCTTCTCAAGAACAATAAACAGACGACGAACATTGATACGATCGAAAGCAGATGGTTTAGACTGAAGTGTTTTATCACCATAAAGAACAACGCCCTGACCAGGAATTGCAACAACTGGGTTAATACCATTGCTGTAAAGCTGATCACGTTGAGACTGTTTTGGATTCCAACGCATCTGAATCACGTTCTTGATCTGACCGCGATTAAAGCCAGCAGGTGACCACCAAGGATCTCTCTGATTGTCAGTACGAGCGCAGAGACCAGCGATATCGCCGTTTGTAGGCAGATAACGATTGATGTCATTGTAGCGGTCATATTGATATTTGTAACCAGAGTCCATCACAGCATATGAAGAGTCGTGGATTACGCTTCTCCAAGCTGTCAATGCAGCTGTAGAGTTAGTTGGGTTAGAGTAGATAATGTCATCTGAAGGTGTAATGAACACAACGCAATCTTTACGAACTGCTGCGATATTGTCGATCAGCCAGTTAGCAAGCAGAGTGTTATTAACCGAGAAACCATTTACAGTTTGGTTGCCCTGAATTGGCTTACCTTGCAGAACAAGAGAAATATCAACGTCTTCAGGAGATTGGAACATCTGGTAGCCAGAAGCAATCGTTTGAAGATTAGTTGTTGATTCTGTGAAACCATCAAAACCTCCAGTCATTTGTGAAGTGATTGGCATTGTATGAGCGGAGTTAGCAACGTTAGCAGAGTTTGCTTGAGTATGATCGCTCACAGCCCAGATATAATTTGATGTTTCGTTGATCACTGTTTGATAGTAGTTAACCTGACCGCCAACTGTTTTAGCATCAGTTGCACGAGAAAGATTGACGTATGACTCAAGAATTGAACCAGCTGTTCCAGTGAAAGCGCCGTTTTGGTCAGAAACCACAACGTGAATGCCGTCGATAGCTGCAGAGTTACCGAACTGAGAAACCCAAGATGTTGTAGTTGGAGCGCTTTGAACAGCGTAGTAATACTGCCAGCGACGTGTTATTGTAGAGTTAACTGTTGAGTTAGCAACAAATGCCGTAGCCTGAGAGTATGGGTTAACTGTATTGATTGTAAATGTAGCTGTGTTAGAAGCAGAAGCATTAACAGAAGCAGCGCTAATTGCAGTAATTTGATCGTATTGGAAACCAATCATTGTGTTACCAAGACCGAGAAGGTCGCCGACCACCAAACCACTGATGATAGAATTAGCAAAAGTGTTTGTAGAAACTGCATTCATTGAAACTGAAGTAACAGAAACGGTAATAACATTCGAACCGATTGTTGTTGTCAATGAAGCAGAAGTATCAGCGTTGGCAACCAAACTGAATGTTGATTGATAAGCGTTAGCACTATCGCAAACAGAAACTTGAAGCGAATTACCGAGAGCGCCTGGATATTTTGCGATGTAGGTAACGTCGTTATCGAACGTACCAACTTTTGAAGCAAAATCGGTAGAATTAAGAACAACTGGAGTATTAGCAACTGTGCCAACGTTAGCGAAAGCATTATAAGCTGTTTGAGCTGTGTTTGCACCGCTGGAGTTTACTGTAAGCGTATTAGCAGCGCGAACAACCCAAAGAGCATTTGTATAGCCCAAAAAGTTAGCAGCCGTAAAAAATGTTTCAGCGTTATTTGAATTTGGCTTACCGAAAGTGTTAACAAGAATTGTTTCTGAGTCAACCAGTGTACGAACACCGACTGGACCCCAGGGAAAAATACCTGCGATAGCACCAACAGATGTAGCAACTGCTGGGACAATCGTTGTAAGATCGATCTCAGTTACATTTACACCTGGACTTAATTGAGTTGGCATTTGGATTCTCCTTCCATGGAAAAGGCTTTGTAAATCTACAAATTATTTATAAATTATCGTTTTCTACTCCAAACATCCAGTTTCCAGATGGAGGCAGCTCTAATGTTTCCACTAAATCGCCTCTTCCATCATCAACGAATCCAAAAGGTGTTAGATCGTTCATTATATCTTCTTCAGTTTTTTCTCGGAGCTTAATAAGTGTATTTATGTTTGTGTAATCCTTGAAATATTGCTGATCTGTTAGCCAAGCAAACAGGACTAGAGGCATAACCAAGTCATCGTGTTTGCCTTCTTCCGCCTCATAGCTTTGTTTTTTACGCGAAAAAGTCGACAGTTCTTCAATGGTGTTGAAGTCATTTATGATAAGCTGATTCTGTTCTATCAGCAGTTTAAGGATAGAACAACCAGTTGCCTTAACAGGTTTTGTAGTGCGAATACCCTTGTCGATATTAGATCCGCCGAAGCCAGTGCTGATACGTTTGCCCGAACGCCCAGCGTTTTCGGTCATTAAAACATTTTCATATTCGAAGTCAAAATGCAAAGAAGTTCCAACCTGTTCGCCGATGTCATTGATTTCGACCAGTACAGATGCGTTGTTATACGCCTTTGCTACACGATGAATTACGTCAGCATAATCAATCGGCGTGATCATATTATTACGATATACACACACCTGCTGGTATGGCATCGTTGTAACATCAAGAACGGAGAAAGCTGAATAGTCGAGACCCTTACCTCTTGAAACGTCGCAAACCATTACATACGTATGACCTTGCATTGGTTGGAAATATTGACTCAACCCGTCTTTGAAGGTAATCGGAACTTTATGAACCAGCTCTTTTAATTTCCAACCTGCAATAAGTGTACCAGAGCTACCCATAAACTCAACGCAGTATTCCTGCTCGAATTTAGCAACGTCGAAGTTCATCGCCGCTAGAGTATTCTTTTTCCATTCTTCATCACGACCTGGAACTTTATTATAGGTCACCTCAATTGGATGGTAGCCGTTGCGACCTTCCTTAGCGTTGGTCCACAGCGAATAGAAATGGTTTAATCCGTTCGGCGTTGACACCAGAACGATCTTTGATTCAAGACCAGATGAAATTGTAGGATAAACTGATGTAAAGAACGTGTCCCAATTCTCAATGAACGCAGCTTCGTCGATGAAAAGAAGGTTGATAGAATAACCACGAATGTTATCTGATGAAGTAGCAGCAGCAAGAACACGAGAATTGTTTTCGAGTTCCATTGAACCCTTGTTCCATTCCTTCACACCCTGTTGCAACCAGCGAGGTAAATGCTGATATGCGAGCTGAATACGACCAAGAATTTCACGAGCTGTTTCGCCTTTGTTCGCCAGCAATGCAACTGTTTTTTCTGGATGGAAAATAATATACCAAAGAACGAACGCGCAAGTAACTGTTGATTTACCAGCCTGACGAGCAGTCGCAATGATATTGAAACGATTGTTAGCCATAGATTCCAACATTTCTTTTTGGTAATCATACAGCTTGAAGCTCACCAACCCTTTGTCGATGTTGATAATCTTCATATATTTTTCTGTGAAATAAACTACATCGTTAGAACACTTGATGTATTCTTCAACGAGATCTGGTGTCCATTCTATTTTTTGATTTGAGCGTTTGAGCAGGGCATTTCCGTTATACCCTTTGAGCTTACTTAGATCCACTTCCATTTTTCATATCCTCTATCACTTTTTGCAGATCAGCCGTGGAGCCAACAAACAAATTATTGGTGACGGATTTTGCTTCATCATTAGTTGGAGTGTCTTTTGCTTCGATCTCACGAATATCTTTTTGTAATGATAATAGATCTTTATTTGCCTGAAGCATTGTTTCCATAAGCTTTGCTAACACCTCGAATGCACGAGGATGCTGCGAAGCATCGGCGATTTGTGAAAGCTTTTCCATGGCAAATACGCCGTTCTGTATAACCTCATGGATATTAGAACGAGCCATTTGAAAATCATTTTTAGCGCTGTCGTCATGAGCTTTGGCAGCAATTGACTTTACTTGATCATTTGTTGTCAAAGGATTCAAATTAAGAGCATTGTAAATTGCATTATTAGAGTTGTCTGTCATGGGCTATAATCAGTCTTTGTTATTACGAAACCATAATCATCGGTTACTTGAATTTGCGATACAGGAACAGATGCTGCTGCGTTAGATGTTGGTTGACCATTTGCTGTAAGTCCAGGTTGATCAAGTGTTTGAGATACTGCATTAGCTACGCCAACAGCTGTTTCTAATTGTCCATCGGGAACGTTTTCTGGAGTATAGTAATTGACAAAAGCATATTTGATAATTGGTGTAGCTTGAATTGGACCATACAAATAGCCTTTGATTGTAAAGTCAAGAGTCCAAATTAAAGCTTGGCGCTCTGTAAAGTTACCTTGATATGTATCTTCCTGTGAAACGCTGTTAAGAACAACAGGAATATCTTTCAGCTCATTCATATCAGGAATAAGCTCTACAGTAACTGTAAAGTCTGGAGTAAAGTAGGGCAGAATTTGCTCTACGATTTTTGTACCATCCTCAGCATTTTTCACTAGAATATAAAGTCTGAACCCAAAGTTATAAGGGACAGGCATGTATTGATAATTTAAATTTGAAGCATACGCTGTGTTTGCGATTTTGTTAGCTGTGCGCTGAATTGTTTTAAGTTTTCTATCGCTATCGTAACGTACATCTGTCATCTCAAATGACATAAACGGCATTGTCAGCGTTGCCGTTGGACGATCAATGTTAGGATCTTGTTGCGTACGAGCCAACATCTTTTCTTTGGGAGCATATGTGATCGGAACTTTTATGACAGCTGTAAGATTACCAGAAGTATCCGTTCTTTCAATAATAATGTCATCAAACAGCGTACCGAACAGGGCTACGTATTTGCGAATCGTTTGAAAATAAAACTGTTGACCGAACATTAGATACCGCCTTCACTGAATGGGTCGTTGACGGACCAATCAATAAACCCTGATGATTCATTAGCCATATCTTGGTTCGTGCCTGTGCCTTCGATAGTATCGAGATTATATTGTTCCATTTCGATATAGTTACCTTGCTCATCAAACAACGGAGCGCCAGTTTCGTCTTTAATAACGTAATCAAGAATATTGGTGCTGAAGTTTTGCTGAATACGATCGATTTCTGGAATACCTGTGTTGAATACTTCATCGCTGTATTCAAATAATTCACAAGTCATTTCCCACGTTTGTAATGCGCCTAATTGATAGAACATCTCAAACTTGTTGACGAACTTAATTTGAAAACATTTATTATTCAGCGGAAAGTAAATCAAGTCGCCTTCGAGCGGTCTTATCAAAGTAGTGTAAGCGCTAATTTCTCTGCTAAATGTTCTTTGTGCGATAGAGAACACAACTTGATCGCGGATTTCCAAACCGAACTTAGACATAAAGTTGCCGTCGCCAGAAAACCCATCAACTGACTTAATATAGAATTCTACAAGATATGCATTGGTGTATGATGATTGATCGTCAGCCGTATACAACTTATCAAGATTGTTAATGTTACGAGTGATATAGTACATATCCTCGCCATAGATCTTGATAGCCTCAACAACCAGATCTTCAAGGAGATCTTGTTCGCCA